ACGCGGCGCCCGGGTCGATGGCGTTGGAGCCGACGACGGTGAAGCCGGCGTAGCGGCCGATGGTGGCCTCGCGCAGCGCGCCCTCGCTGCCGGACTCGTCGAACCGCTTGAGCAGCTCGGAGTTGAGCATGGCCGCCTCGACGTCCGCGCCGACCAGCAGCACGCGCCCGTCGCGCGGCACCTCGGCCTTGTTCAGCGCCGTACGGGCGGCGACCGCGGCACGGAACGGGTCGTTCTCGTCGATGGTGATCGTGGTCGCGTAGGTGGCGCCCTCGATCGTGGTGACCAGGAGGTCCTCCACCGCACGCGCGATGGCGTAGGTCTGCGGGGAGAGGACCTGGGTGCCGAAGTCCTTGATGTCGAGGGTGAGTTCCTCGTCGGTCACCGCCACGGCCGAGTAGATGTCGTGGTTGAGACTGACGTCGATCTTCGACTCGGACAGCTCGTCGAGGACGATCTCGGACGAGCGGTTGTTGCGCCACCCGTACTCGCGAGCGGTCAGCCGCCCGGGCACGCGGATGGAGACGGTGTCGTCCTTGGCGCCGGAGAAGTCGCTGATCGCGTCGTTCCACACGAGCTGCGGCAGCACGATCTCGCGCTGCAGCAGCCCCAGTGCGGTCGCCGCGATGACTTCCGGCTTGAGGAATGCGTTCGCCATGGTTCAGCCCCTCCTCGGGGTCTGGCGCCCCGGGGAGGGGCTGATGGTCAGTGGAAGCGCGGGATCTGAGCCGCGAGCTTCTTCGGGTCGGTCTCGACCGGGACCTCGGTCGGGTCCAGGCCGCCGCGCCCCAGGCCGCCGCCCGGGCCGCCGAAGGCGGCGCCGAGGATCTTGGCGTCAGCTTCGATCTCCTCGGCGGTCTCGCCGCGCAGCCGGTCGAAGTGGGCCTCGGGAATGCCGTACTTGTAGCCGGCCTTCACGCGGGCGACCTCGAGGGCGGAGGCGGACTCGACGAGAGCGATCGCCGCCTGTGATTCGGCCGGATCGACGCGGTCCTGCAGCTGCTGGCGCAGCGTTTCGTTCTCGGTCCTCAGCCGGCGGGCCTCCTGGTTGGCCTTCCGCTTGGCCTCCTTGCCCTTGACCGGGTCGGACCAGTCGACGTCGTCGTCCGCCTCCGGGGCGGGCGCAGGGTCGGCGGCCGGTGCCGGAGCTGGTGCGGGCGGCGGCGTGGGGGCCGGTGCGGGATCAGGGGCCGGGGCTGGGGCCGGGGGATCCGCCGGGGCGGGAGGCGCCGGCGGGGCGGGTTCGGGAGCCGGTGCCGGTGCGGGCGGGTCACTGGGGGGATCCGCGGGCACGGGAGCGGGCTCGATGACGGGCTGGGTCATGGGGATGCGCCTCCAGGGCAGCAGAACGGCGGCCGCCTCCAGGGCAGGCCGGAAACGAAGGGGTGTTACCTCACGGAGACGCCGCGGGCCTGAGCCCGCCGCCTCCGAGCTTCGATGGCCGCGCGGAACGCCCGGCGGGCTTCCGCACCGCCCAGGCCTCGCGTGGCTTCCTCCCACAACTCGCGGAACGCCTGGCTGTCTTCGGGCAGCCAGTCCTCGCGCGAGTAGACGGGGATGATCGTGCAGTGGCAGTTGTCGTGGAACCGCTGGATACCGCGGCCCACCTCCCAGGTGAGGAGCTGCTCCGGTGTCCACGACTCCCACCCGGCCGGCCGGTCGACGGCCCCCGGCCTGCTGGCCTGTCCACGAAAGGACGCGGACCACTCGGAGCGGTAGACGGCACCGCGGCTGGCGAGCATGGCGCAGAAGTCGCACGGGTTGGGGGCGGTGATGCGTGCCCAGCCGATGACCGCCCGGTCCGCGCGGGCCATTCCCTCCAGGAGGTCACGGCCGCCCATCAGCGCGTCCCGGTCGGCGGCGGAGGCCGCAGTGGCGCCGGCGTCGCGCATCACCTGGTCGAGGTCGGCGAGGAAGTCAGCGTCGTCCAGGCGGCCCCGACCGTCGGCGGTCTGCGTCTGCGTCTGCGTTTGCTGCAGCTGGATCAGGCCGCGCTCGGCGCGGACCGGCCCCGTCACGACCAGGGACACCGTGGCGCGGCGCTCCTCGGCTTCCTCGTCCGGCTGGGCCTCGTCCCAGTCGAAGTCGTCGTCCACCGTGATGGTCGCAGCGTCGTCCGGCTCGTGCGGCTGCACGGTCCCGGAGGCGGCCGCGAAGTCGTCACGCAGCTGCCGCAGGCTGACGGTGGGCTGGCTGACCTGGGGCTGCCCGTCCGGGTACGGCGGCAGCGTGCGGCCGATCCTCAGCGCCCGCAGCAGCCGCCCGTACGCGGCGGACAGCCGCCTCGAGCGGCCACGGTAGCCGCGCTGCGCCGCCAGTGTCCGGCTCAGCCAGCTGCCGGATGTCTCGGGCAGGTTGGTCGGCGAGACCTGCCGCCAGCCGTCCGCGGCCGCCCGGGCCGCCTCCGCGGCGAGCCGCGCCTGGGCCAGGCGGTGCTGCTCGGTCAGCCGCGCCCCGTCGTCAGCCACGGGGCTCAGCCGCCCGCATCAGCGAATCGGCGAGCGCACGCGAGGAGTCCTCGCTCGCGGACAGCTCCGGCCAGGACGCGCGGTCGGTGTCGGTGAACCCCGGCAGTTTCGTCCACACGGCCTGCTTGGGCACGCCGAGCATCTGAACGGCCTTGCCGAGTGCGTCCACGGTCTGCGACAGCGACCTCGACTCCGTGTCGGCCCACCGGACCTGGGAGGAGTAGTCGCCGGCCGCCTCCTCGTGCCCCATGATCTTGGCGCACAGTCGCATGTCGGACTCCCACGATTCGCCGAAGCCCCGCTTGAACTCGGCGACCATCCGCATCAGGGTCGTCTCGGCGGCCGCGAGCGCCTCCGCCGACAGGTTGACCATGTCGCCCAGCAGGTAGTGCGGCGGTACCTGGGAGACCACCGCGAGGTGACGGACCGACATGCCGATCGAGTCGATGTACCCGTTCAGCGGAGTCTCGTCCAGGGCCCCGAACTTGGTGTCCTTGTCCGGCGCCATCAGCAGCCGCGACGCATCTGCCGTGATCGGCTTCGGGATCGGGTTGCCGTCCGCGTCCAGCAGCGGCTCACCGGTCTCGGGGTCCCGCTTCAGCGGCGGGGTCATCCCGGAGATCGTGCGGACCTTGAAAGACCCGTACGTCTGCGCGATCAGCAGGTCGAACACGCTCTGGTTGATGCGGTCCTGCAGCGGGATCAGCGGCGCCACCACACCGGTCGTACGCCCCTCCAGGTCGACCTGCGCCGCGAACCTGCGCACCGGGCACACGCCCAGGCCGTGCGCCCGCCTGGCGCCGAGCGTCACCTTCTCCTCATCGGCAACCGCCTCGTACACGTGGGCATCGTCGTAGAAGCGGCCCTTGACCGTGCCGTCGGAGCCGGGCAGCTTCGGCATCTCCAGCGCGTACAGCGGCCACTCGTCAGACGCCGGGTCCTCGTACGCGGCCCACATGTTCCGCGCGGACAGCGCCCGGATCACCGGCCGCTTCGAGTCCTTCGCGTGCGGCAGCGTCACCGTGAACGCGTGCCCGTAGGTGATGGCCGCCCGGTACACGGCCGCCTGCCGGGCGTCCAGCCCGTTGGCCTGCCACGCCTGCCACTCGGGCGCGTCCTCGTCCGACCCCTGGCGCTGGTAGCCCTCCACCGACAGGGACTGCGCCGGCGCCGCCACCACCATCGGCAGGAAGTTGGAGATCGCCCGCTGCGTGAGGATCCGGTACTCCTGCGATGCGTTGCGCGGCGTGTACGGGCCGGCGTGCTTGCCGCGTACGTAGTTGTCGATCAGGTCCAGCAGCTTGCGGTCGGCCTTGAGGCCGTCCAGGCACTGCTGGGCCCGCTTGACGGTGTCCGCCGCCGGGACGGCAGGGGTCGTCACATCTGCCCCTTTCACAGGAAGTAGACGACGCCGGAGCGCTCGACCTGGGCGCCCTTGGCGAGCGCGTCCAGGCGGCACTGCCAGGCGAGGATCGACGCCACGGCGGCGTCGATCTTCCGGCTGCTGTCCGGGTGCGCCTTGGCGATCTGGATGCCCGACCGCGACTCGCGGCGCCGGGCGTTGAGGACGTGCCGCATCAGCGCGGACGACCCGTCGTGCGTCAGCTCCTGGTCGGTGACCGCGTCGTGGAAGGAGCGCGTCGCCCGCACGATCTGCAGGGCCCGCCCGCCGGTCATCCACCACTCGATGGGATGCGCCAGCGACGACTTCACCAGCAGCTGCGGGCCGTACTTTGCCTCCCACGCCGCGATGTGGCTCTCCCACTTCGCCGGGTCGGCGTACATGCCGATCACCTTGAAGCGGCGGAAGGCCTCATCCACCTCCGCCAGGACCTCACCAACCGGCACCTGCCACAGATCCCCGCCCGGGCCCTCCGGCTGCTCCCACACCCGCAGCTGGAACAGATGCCCATCCGAGACGCGGCAGCCCATCAG